CCTTTGCTATAGCATCCCAAACGGCACTTTGGTATCTTGACACCAAATCGTCAATTGATTTTGGAAAATCAGTAGTATCAATGCCAAACATGTCTATAAGTTGGTTGCCAAGGTCGGCATTTGCCTGCAATTCAACGGCAAGTTCGTATTGTTCATCAATCTTCGCCAATTCATTGTTCAATCCATCGGTAATTTTCTTAAAGTCGTATGTTTTTGCATCAACTTGCAACTTTTGTATTTCCACATCAAGTGCCTCGATAGCCGAGGTCTTGACTTTTGGATTTTGTGCCAATATTTCACGTTGCTTTACAAGAAATTCCAACAGTTCCTTTACATTCTTTCCTGCGAATTGGTTAGCATTGAATTTGTCTATGCCATATTTAGAAAGCACTAAGTTTACACGCTCCAAAGTTGCCTCGTACCCTTTTGCTGCAAGTTCTATAGCCTCAAAATCACCAACACCTGCCTTACGCAATTTTTCATAGTTGGATTGCATGTCTTTGATAAGGCTTATTTGTTGCTTTAAAGCCTCGCCAAGTTCATCTTTCTGCGAAGAAGATGTTGTCTTTTTCTCTTTTGCATAGGATTGATTATACAAATCCAAAGCTTGTTTACGCAAAGATATTTCATCTTTTATATTTGTCAATCTTTGTTTGCCAAATGCCGTATTGTCTTTTGTATAAATTGCTTCATCTTTTTCAAGGTCAGCTATAGCTTTTTGCATGGTGTCAACCCATTTTGGCAGGTCTTCATTGGCTTGTGGCATAAATTGTCTTAACTCCCAATTAGCACCAATTCTTTTTTTGAAATCTTTTTGAAAGTCTGACAATTGGTTGATATTAAAAGCAATGCCTATATATGCTTTAAGTTTACTTATGTCATTAACAAGTTTTACTGCCTCATCATAGTATTCTGGCATTGTTTCCTTGTATTTTTCCAAAGTATCATCTATTGCTTTCTTTTGTGTTGCATTCCAAGTGAATGTTGATTCATACATTTCATCCGTCAATCCACCAAAAGCACTTGAATAGCCTTTTTTCAAATCATCAACAAAGTATTTTGTAATGGATTTTGTCTTATCAAATCCACCCAATTGCCTTGACAAAACATCATCTAAGTTTATGTCAAATGCTCTTTCCAATTCACCTTGTATCTTAGGATTGTTCATTTTTATGGTATTCCTAATCCTTTCAACAATTTCATTGATTTGCAATGGGTCGTGAATACCATTGGCACTAATAAAGTTCTTTATTTGGTTAGCAACCTTTGTTAGTTCGTATTCAAGTTCCTTTGTTGTTTGATATACATCCCTTTCCTCGTAGGCTGTTCTTTGACCTTTGGCTTGTCTGTTGTTTAATTCCTCTATGGCATTGATGTAATCTTGAAGGTCATCTGCAAGTCCTTCACCGAACAAGCCACCTGCAACTGTTTGTGAAACAGAAATCGTGGTGTCTTTCAATTTTTCCAAAGCCTCTTGGGATTCTTGTATTACTTCAAGGAAACGGAATCCACGGCGCACACGCTCTGTCACATCATCAATTCGCATCAATTCAGCAAGCAAACTATTAGATGATGCAGCAGATGTTTCTATTTCATCACTCATCGAATCCCATGCTTTAGTTGCTTGTTCACTTGTTAGCTTTCCATTAGAAAGGCTTTCACGAATAGCACTATTCGCCTTTAAGAACTTGCCTATGCTTGTAGATGCTTCTTGTGCGCCTTTCTTAATTTCATTGTTTAATTCCTTTGTTTGTCTATCTACCTCTAAAAGTTGCTGAAAAACATCATTAATAGCCATTCCTATGCCGAGAATCCATGTAACAGGGTTTAATAAAGCGTTTTTCATTACAACGCCCAAACTTCTAAAAACGCCTATTAATTTATTGCCACCAGCAACCATGCTTGCAGTTGCAGCAGAAAGGCTACTCATTTGTGCAACTGGTGTTGTAAGAGCCATAAGAATAGATGCTGCTTTGTATGCCGAAATAGCATATACCACATCCCAAATGGCACGTTCTATGGTACGCCAATTTTCAAGCAATGATTTCAATATTTGTAATGGCTTTGACAATAAGCTTTGGTGTTCTTTGCCTATATCATTAAGCATATTATTGAAAGCCAAAGAAAGGTTAGCCATTTGAACACGCAAAGTTTGTGCTTGCTTGGCTTGAAAATCAAAGAACTTGCCTCCCTCGTCTGTCATTTTGTTTAGTACAGCCATCACATCCGTATAAGACACCATTTTCTTTGACATCCTATCATAAACATCACCAGTAGTTACAACCTTGCCTTCTAATTCGGTAAAATAATCAGCAAGCGACTTGACAATAGGCAAACCTGCATTGGCAAAGTCACGGGCATCACGTGCAGTCAAAACTGTTTGCGCACGAATCTGACCCAAGTTGTATGTCAATCGTTCCATTGGCACACCCAATGCTGCACTGATGTCAGCCAATCGTCTTGTGGTATCAACAACTTCTTTTGCTTCAAAATTATATGCTGTTAATTGTTTAGCAGCACCAGCAAGTTCTATCAATGTAAAAGGTGACTTGATAGCCATGTTATTCAACTCTTGGAATATACGGCTACCATTCTCAAAGCTATTCAACAATACACCCAAAGACCTTTCAAGTAATTCGTATTGACCACGAATTTCATAAACTTGTTTTACAAAATTGGTAGTAGCACCGAGTGTAAGGGCATAAATAATACGGTTACGAATATATCCAAAAGCATTTCCCAATGCAGTATTAGAAGCCGTAAGTTTGGCATTTTTGCCAAGTATTTCATTTTGTAGGGTTGTAAGCCTTTGCGCCTCGTTGTTTAAGCTATTAATTTCATTCTTTTGCGTGTTTATGTTTAGTTGCGATTTTGTTTGCTTTATTGCTTGCAATTTCTTGTTGATTTCATCAAGGGTACTTTCTGGCATACCAAGTACCGATGCTGCATTTTTAGGTGCATAAGCCCCTTGTTTTTGTATTTTGTCTATATTGTCACGCAACTTTTCTACTTTTGTAGTCATTCTATTTATGTTTGCTTCCGACAATATTCCCTTGCCACGCAATCGCATAATAATATCTTCGATTGCATGTAACTTTGTTTGCATCTTGGAAACATCAGCTTCTGACATAGACATGGCACTTCGCATATTGGCTTTTTCCCTTGCTTGCCAATCTTTGCGATATTCGGCATTTAAATCAGTTTGCGTTTTTAGGTTTTTCTTCAAGTTTTGTTCCATGTTTTGAATTAAACCATTTTGTGCTAACAATTCTTGACTACCTTGTGCCATCGCCTCACGCCTTTCTTTTTCCAAAGATATTTGTTCACGCAAAGCCTTAACGGAATTATCATAAGATGCGCCAGATGCAGCACCATTACCGCCAGAGCCAGAAGTTCCACCAACTTTAGCACTGCCTAATTTTTGGATTGATTTCATTATGGATTGAACTGAATCATCCATGCTTTTTGCCATTTGAATTGCTCCATCATTGACATGTTGCACAAGCTCATTGATGGATTTCTTTATTAATGAATCATCCAAAGAAGCAACTACAATAGTAGGATTAGGATTTGCCATATATGTAATGATAATTATATGTTATTTCTTTTTATTGTTTGGCTGGTGAATGGGAACATCATATTCCTCGCCATCTTTCAAGTTCTTGGCATTGAAACCAGACATAAAACCATTAAGTTTCTGTTGTGCCTCCATTGCCTCCTTGTAATTGTTCCAAACTTTCTTGTCAGCACCATGCAGATACTTTGTGTGGGTGTTATCAATAGACATGAAATTTATCCTCGCTATCGAAAGATTATAAAGGTAATCATTCAATGTATATTGCTGGAACACCTTTATGAAGTCTGCTGCATCCGCAACGATTGTGCTTCCATAAATTGTGATGCTGTCTCCACTGATTTCTTCTTCCGCATCAGAAGCGAATCGGAAAGCGTACTCACCGATTTTTTGAGTAAAAAAAAAGCACTCAAGTCTATGGATTTGATTGCTCCAAGCACAATTGCAGCCCATTGGTTGATTTCAAATGTGCTATTCATTACCTTTGCTTTCATCACGCTTATATAGTAATCATTCTTTGTTCTTGCATCATCCCAAGTTGGATTGTCACCATCTGGTGTAAACAAGTGATTACACAATACTATTGCCATTATTTCACACATGGCATCGAAATCAGTGCACAAAGCCATTAAAACCTTGTTGTCGGTATCAATATCCTTGTCAGCATCACGCATAGCCAAAGTAAGCCTGCAAATTCTGAACACCGAATAATAACGCATATCCTTTATCGTGTATTCATTATCGCCAAGCTTAACAAGTGATGGTGTGTCATTGATGATGTCAACAATATCCCTTTTAATGTTAATAGGGAAATCTTCAAGTTCCTGCTTGTTCACATCATCATTAGCCACTACATCATTCTTTTTCTTTCTTCCCATAAAAACCACTATATTACTATTATTTTGTATTGATTCTAAATTAATTCCGTTGCCTATATTCCATTGATTGTTAGTTAAAAGGGGCGACTGATGTGTTATTCCCACCACTCACCCCTCATCAAACAATAATAATATATAGTTTACGGAACTGCCTCCATTGCATCATTATTGACGATTAGGCATTTGCCTTGCCAATAATCTTGTAGAGATGGTCAACATTGCTTGCATCGGTGTAAACCAAAGAAGAAATGGTTACTGAGTAGTTCAAAGCACCATCCTCATCTTTCTTGATTGTACCAACTGTCAAGCCCTTGTAAATAACCAATGATGCATTGCCACGACCAAAGTCAAGCTTCCACTCAAACTCGTTGGTGGTAGCTGTTGTAGCTGCCTCATAAATAGCTTCTGGTTCGCCAGTAGTTGAACTTGTTGAAACTGTGCCACCAAACAAAGGTGTAAGTTCAGAAAGTTCATAGTTAGCCAATTCAAAGGTGAATGTTACAGGCTGACCATTATACACGATGTCGAAAGGTGAATCATAGAACTCAGCCTCAATC